GGAACTTTAGAATATTATGCACAAGACCCAAGTGGTAATGCACCTTATGTAACATCGTTTATTAAAAGTGTTAATGGTGTAGATGGTTCAAATGGAACTTTACCAAGTGGCTCTTTAACATTCGGAGTATCAGCCTACAATGCTGTAGGTGGTGCTGTAGAAAGAATGAGAATTGAATCAGATGGTAATGTCGGTATAGGAACTAACTCACCAGGTGCTAAGTTCACAGTATTAAAAGATGGTACACAAGCATCAAGTGTTAGCACAACTTATCAAATACAAACAGTATCTAATTCTAATGGTGGTATTGCTATACAAGCAGGTGCAAGTTCTACTGCTTATTTAGTGTTTGGAGATAATGGAGATTATGATGCAGGTAGAATTGGTTATAAGAATGCTTCGCACGATTTATGTTTTTTTACTAACAATGCAGAAGAAATGGTATTAGATAGTGATGGAGATTTACATGTAGATAGAGATGTAGTAGCATACTCAACAACACCATCAGATAGAAGATTAAAAAAGAATATTAAAGAAATTAATTATGGTTTAGATACTATTATGAATTTAAGTCCAAAAGAATATGATTGGAAAAAAGACGATAGACATGATATAGGATTTATTGCACAAGAAGTAGAAGAAATAATTCCTGAAATTGTAAAAGATAAAAAACATTTTGATAAAGAAATTAAAACTTTGGATTATGAAAAATTAACTGCTGTATTAATCAAGGCAGTTCAAGAACAACAAGAACAAATAAACAAATTAGAGGAGAAGTTAAATGGCTAAGAAAATAGCAGAAAAAGCAGTAGAAGCTGGAGTATCAGTTAAACAAGTTGAAATCAAACATCTTAGAACTATGAAAGATGAAGCAGGTAAAGATGTATCTGTGGTAGATTGGACTGATGTAAGACCAGTAGATGATATGATTACACAAGCAGAAGCAGACTTAGTAAATGCTGAAGCAAGAGTAACTGAATTAAAAGCAGACATTGTTGAATACAAAAAGATTAAGGGTTAAGTATGGCAACACCTGTAGTACCAAGTACAAACATTGGAATTTATAGTAGTTTAAGAACAGCTACTGATTGTAATGAAACAACCAATTTAAGTTTGGCAAGTATCTGTAGTGGCGATACCTATGGTGGAATAACTAACACTTTTGGTGGTCAAGGTGGTCCTGCTTTTCAGTTTGATGTAGGACTAGGAGAGTATTTAGGATTAGAAGACCCACCTATGGAGATGTCTAACACCATTGGTGGAGGATATTCATAAGATTTTATTAACAATAACATGAGGGTTATGTAATGAGTGAACAAAGAAAAGTAACAATAGATAAAACAGAATACAATTTTGATGAACTAAAACAAGAACAACAAATTCTAGTTGAACACATTGAGAATTGTCGTAGGCAAAAAGCAAACATCGCTTTCCAAATGGATAGAGAAAATGTAGCAGAAGGTGCATTTGCTAAGATGCTTACTGAATCGTTTGAAGAAAAAGAAGAAGTGAAAGAAGAAAAAGATGCCTAAATTAAATGTAGTTGCAAACATCATTGATAAAGTAGCTGGTCATGTAGACAAGTTTACTTTAGACAAAGAGGAACAAGCACAATTAATACAAGAGATAAACAAAGCACAGATAGAAGTCAACAAAATCGAAGCTGGGCAAACCAATGTATTCGTAAGTGGTTGGCGACCATTCATAGGGTGGACTTGTGGAGTCGCTTTATGCTATCACTTCGTATTGCAACCATTGTTAATGTTTGTATTCTTGGCTATTGGGAAACCTATGGAATTACCAATATTCGATATGACAACACTAACAACTGTGTTGATGGGAATGCTTGGACTTGGTGGTTTGAGAACCTACGAGAAGGTGAAGAAGTCAGCATGACATTCGAACAAATCATTAATGATGTCTTAGAGCATGAAGGGGGTTATGTAAATGATCCCCTAGATAAAGGTGGTGAAACCAACTTTGGTATTGCTAAACGATGGTATCCTGATCTAGATATTAAAGCATTGACTAAAAATGATGCAGTTAATATCTACTATAACGATTATTGGAAACCAAGTAAGGCAGAACAACTTCCTAACAACTTACAAGCAACTTACTTTGATATGTGTGTAAATATGGGACAAACACGAGCAGTTAAGATACTACAAGAAACTATTAATAGCACAGGAAGCACGACAATAGCCCAAGATGGCATTATTGGAAGCATAACGATAAAGAGTGCAGTTAATATATCTAAAAGACGATTACAAGCTTATAGATGTTTGTTCTACTCAAAAATAGTAAACGAAGAACCTTCCCAAAAACGATTTTATTATGGGTGGTTTAAAAGGGCAACAACAACATGAAGAAGATTAAAAGCACAGGAATCATATTTGGTGATATGCACTTTCCATTACATGATGAAGCAGCTTTTAGCTGTGCATTAAAAGTGATAGAGAAAGTAAAGCCAAGTGTATTTATTAATTTAGGGGATTTTGCAGAAGGCGAAATGGTATCCCATTGGAGATGGAGTAGAAGAAGGCGACCACCTTTAGAATACCAATTACCTTTAATTGATAAAGAAGCAGATGAAGTTAATTTTCACATGGATAGAATTGACAAAGTATTAGATAAAGTAGGGTGTAAAAAGAAATACTTGGCTATGGGTAACCATGATGCTTGGTATAATCAGTTTGTAGAAGAAAACCCATACTTAGAACAATACAAACCTGAAACCTTGTTTAAGATCAAGGAAAGGGGATACAAGTGGTATCCTTATGGTGAGTTATTTAAAGTAGAAGGTTCTAAACTCTATGCTTATCATGTTGGGCATTATAGTTCAGTTAATCATAGTAGAACTACTGTTCAGAACTTAGGGTGTAATGTGATTTATGGTCATGTTCACGATTGCCAACGAAGTGTTATGCAACACATTTCAGGCACACACATAGCACAAAGTATGGGCTGTTTGTGTAAGATTAAGAAAGATTTTTTAAAGGGTAGAAAGGTAAACTGGACACATAATGTAGGGATCGTAGATTTCTTTACTGATGGTTGGTTTAACTTAATTACTTTAGACATACATAATGGAACGACAACTTGGAACAACGAAATAATAGAGGGTGATTAATGGGTTTTGCAGAAACGATAGCTAAGATAAAAGAATTAAGTATTATGCTTCAATCAAAGCACATAGCTGATAGAGAAGTAATACACTATACATCAGAACTGCACAGACACATAGAACATTTAGAAGTTCCACAATTAATAGGACAAGAAGATGACAACATATCTAGAAACATACTGCACAATTGAAGATTTACAACTGGTAGCCCCATTTATTTTTGATTATGACAGAAAAAGAACTATAACAAATTGGGTATCACATAGTAGTAGTGGTAATTCTGAAATATGGAAAGCAGGTAGTGTAGGCAAATTTACAATGCTATATGAAAACGATATTGAACAAACATTAGTATCAGATATTCCAAGCATAGATGCAGATGGAAAATACTTTTTTGATGAAGATACAGATGTAGTATATTTTATGCCAACCACAAATTCCAATCCAAACTATGATGTAACTATGACAGCTGGTAGGGATAACAAAACATTATTTAATGAATTTATTTCAAGGAGTTCCGACTTTGTTCGTTCTTATATCAATAAGCCAATCTACAAGAACAAAGGTGTTGGAACAGGGGATAGTTTAGGTAGGGATTTTCCTGAAGTAATTGTAAGGGCTACTGCATTATTGGCTGCTAGTATGGCAATCCTTCCCTATGACGAGCAACATGGATTAAGACTACAAAATCAAGTCTATAATCCTGAAACCAATCTTGGCTTACTTGATATGATCCGAACAGGTGTTATCAGTTTAGATCAAGATGAAGATGGTAGAGATAAAATCGTAAAAGAAGTATCTGTTGATAGTGCAACAACTGGTGCTATTGTAGATACTTTTGGCTATCCTCAAACATCATTTGATAGAATCAAAGTCATTATCAGCACAGCAGGAACATTTGCATCAGGTTCAACATCTAGTGTTAAATATAGTTCTTTTGTAGGCGATGATAGTGGATTAAAAGTAAACTTAGTACAAGATGGTGAAATCATTGATGGTGGATTACAATACATTGGACATGGAGTTGCAATACGATTCTCAACTGGTGTTTATACTTTAAATGATGAATGGGAAGTAGAAGTATCGGGATTAGACCACACTTCAGGTGGTGGGATTAGCACAATACAATTAAAGAGAAATTAATGCCACACAGTAAAAGACAACAATCATTGTTAAAACGATATGCTTTAAAAGGAGTTAATAAACCTAAGCTAACTCCAAAGCATAAAACAAAGAAAGCAGTCGTATTGGCTAAAACTGGGGATCACAAGATAAAGCTAATTCGCTTTGGTGATCAAAAGTCAGGACATAATTATAGTGCAGGGGCAAGACGAGCATTTAAAAGCAGACATGCAAAGAATATAGCTAAGGGTAAATCATCTGCTGCATATTGGGCAGATAAGTTCTTATGGAGTTCAGGTGGTAGAAAGAAAAGCCCACCAAAAGGACAAAAGAAAGTATATGGTAAAAGATAATGTTTAATAAACCAAATGGTGCAGGTAAAGGTGATGAGCCAAGACCAATGACTATTTCTAAAGAAGAATACAATAAGAGATATGAAAAGATATTTGGTAAAAAAAAGAAAGTAAACAATGGCAAGAAAAACACTAAGTAGTAGCAGAAAAACCAATGGCAAGAAAAAGACTAGGCAAGGTAAAAGCAAACGAACCAAATATGGTAACAAAGCTAGTAAAAAGTATTATAAGAAAAAGTATAGAGGGCAAGGATAATGGCTAGAGTAACATTTGAAAATATATATAAAGATAGAGTATTAAATAATATTCAAAAACTTATTAAACAGACTATCCCAAGTGTTCCTTTGTATTATGATGAACATAGGGGACAAGAAAGTTTCTTGTTAAGACCACAATCTGATACCTTTATTGATTATGCAAGTAATGCACATATTAGACAATATGAAACCTTAATTAGTTTTCAAATTATTTCAGGGTCTGATTATACAAGAGATAAAGATATACAAAGACTAACTGATGTAGCAGAACTTGTTAAAAGAATATTCTTTGATAATAGAGATTTGGGAGATACAAATATAACAGATTGGTATAATGCCAAAGTAACCAATATTGCATATGAAAGAGATGAAGAAGATACAGAAGTAGAAAGATTTGTAATGACTTTAGAGTGTAATGTAAATGAAGGAGTTTCATAATGAAATATAAACACATAAAAGGACTACAACTTCAGAAACCATCATATTTAAAAACATCTAATCAAGTGATTAGAGAATTGTTAGATGGAAAAGAAGTTGAGTTGAGTGAAGAAAATGTGGCTGAATTTGAATCGTTAGGTGTTCAAGTAAAGCCAATTAATAAAAAGCCTAAGAAGAAAAAAGTTAAAAAAGAGGAGTAACAAATGGCAATTAGTTCAAAAGTCTATGGTAAAAGTCAATATGCCATAGGTATTAAACAAAAAGCTGTAACTGCTTTTGCAACAGCAGGTGCAACTGATACAGCATATCAGTTACTTCCTGTGATTAATGTATCTTCCCCTGTACTCAATCTTATTGAAAGTGGGGAAATACGAAGCAATAATGCAGGAATGATTGAAACTGATTTTGATCAGTTTAGATCAAGAAAAGGTGGATTTGTAACACTTGATTTTGAAGTACCAGCAGAAAGAGCATCATTATCAAGATTGTTAGCAAATGTTTTACAAGACCATGTAGAGAGTGGTAGTTCACCAAACTTTGTACATACAATAGAATCATCATCATCTGCCCCACTTGCAAGACCTGATTTAAGTTCAAGTGCAAGTGTAGTAGGAGATGGAATACCAAGTTTATTTGACATTGGTTTATATGGACCTGCATCAGGCGAAGATAAAATAATGACAAGTGCAACATTACAATCATTAACAATGAATTTTGATATGTCAGATGGTAGATTATTGTTGAGTGGTACTTTCTATTCAGGATTTGCAAGTTCAACAGGATTTAAAGTTGGACAAACCTTATCTGCGAATAGTGCAGAACCAACATTAATGAGTTCATCACCGACACAGATTGAATCATATTTTGATACAAAACAATTTGATGTTAATGGAAGTGCTACAGATGCAATTATTACAGCAGTATCATTTACATTTGAAAACAATGTAGCAAGAGTTGGTAGAGATGCTAATGGAGATGCAGAAGCATACTCTTTCGGTATCCCATCAGTAAACATTACTGGAGAGATTTCTTTCATGTATGATGGAAACTTCAATGATGGTGCTGATAATGTTCTACAGGATTTCTTAGATGGAACTCCTGCAACCTTGACTTTAAAACAAGGTGATGGAACAGTATCTACTGCTGGTGAAATGAATATTACAGCAGAAGTATATTCAACTGCTGTGAATTATGATTTGAATGCAGACACAGGTGCAATTATTACAATACCATTTAAAGTAGTACAACCTACAACGACTGGTGGAGTACATAATGGTACAGCATTTAAGTTTGAATTTAGTGATGGAATAACCGACACAAGTTGGTAAACAAAGGAGTAACACATGAAGGTTAAAATGTTCGATAAAGAGTGGGAAGTGAAGAATCCTACTTACAAAGAAAAACGAGATTTACAACGAGCAAGAATGAGTGCAATCAATGCAACAGGTAAAGTAGATACTGAAAAGTTCTACGATGCACTTGAAATTGTAGAAAAGATAAGTGGCTTATCCGAAAGCGATTATGTCGTAAAAGATAAGCCCTTGACTATGGGTGAAATAGATGGTCTATTGACGAAACTTCTAACTGAATTTTTAGATGTTTCAAAAAAAGACTAATGGCTTTGTCTTGTTATGTGTGGTTTAGTCATTTTGGCTATCCACACTTTGACAAGCAGTATCCTTATAAAAGGCAAAGTCCAGTAACAAATAGAGTAAGGACATATAAAGATGAAAAAGATGTTCTACATGAAATTGATAGAGTTTATGATCAATACAAAGATTCTAAATTTTCTATGGGTAGAAATCTATATTTTATATTACCTCTATTTTGCGATCCTAAATGTTTGTATGATGATTGGATAGGAGAAACTATACGAGAATATCGTATGGCTAAGAATTTAAATATCCCTATTGCAAGAAGTTTAGAAGAAGCCGATTCATTTATAGTAGATAATTTTTTAATCATAGATAACGAATTAAACTCAATTAGGGAATATGAGGTAAGTAAGAATGGCAATGGATAAAAAACAAATAAAATTATTTATTACAGCAGAAACAAAGAAAGCTGTTCAAGCACTTAATAAAGTAGAAAAAGGACAAAAAGATATAAAGAAGCAAAACGATGGATTAAAGAAAAGTTTTGTTGGATTAGGTAAAGCTATTGTCGGTGCTTTTGCAATTAGAGCAATAGCAAATTTTGCGAAAGAAGCATTAATATTAAAAGGACAAACTGAACAATTAACTAAAGCATTCAAAAATCTTGGTTCATCTGTTGGTTTTAATAGTAAATCTTTAGATAAGTTTAGAAAAGCAACAAATGGAACAGTATCCGATATAGACTTAATGACACAAGCTAATAATGCTATGTTATTAGGTATTGTTCAAAGCGATGATCAATTTGCAGATTTAATTGATTCTGCACAACGACTAGCACAAGCAGTTGGAAAAGATGCAATATTTGGTATTGAAAGTTTAACAACTGGTATTGGTAGGCAATCAAAACTTATGTTAGACAATCTTGGTATTATTGTTGATACTAATAGGGCTTATGAAGTTTATGCAGAATCTATAGGTAAAAGCACAAGTGCATTAGATGACAATGAAAGAAAACAAGCATTTATTCAAGCTACAATGGAATCTGTCAATCAAAAAGTATCTCAATTAGGAGAAGAAACATTAAGTTCAACAGAAACAATAGCCCAATTAGATGTGGCAATGGAAAATTTAAAAACAGCTACAGGTTCATTTGTAGAAGGTCCAGGTGTTGGTTTTGTAAACTTTTTAGCAGATGTAGTTTCAGGTACAGAAATTTCAATAGAAAAAATTGGTGGATTTATTACCGAAGTCAAAAAATTTCCTGATAAATTTCAAGAAGGTTTAGATTCTATTGGAGAAAAAGCTGGTCCACAAATTGCTACTTTTGATGAATTTGTAGGTCCATTAACACAACAAGGCATGAATGAAAAGAAAAAAGAATTACATCTACAATACTTACAATCAATTAATGGAATGGAAGAAGAAGCATTACAAGCTAGAATTGATTTAGGATTTGGTTTTTTAGAACAAGAAAATAATTTAGAAACATCTAGACTAACTAAAAGACTTACCAATCTTAAAGCATATTTTAATGCACAAAAAATATTAGAAAACGAAGCCCATCAATTAAGAATAAAAAACAATTTAGAAAGTGCTATTCTATCAGGGCAGTCATCTAAAGAAGCAGCACAATCAGTAATTAAAGCAGAAGTAGCAGAAGCACAAGCAGGATTGATTTCAAGTATTATGAAAGCATTACCATTCCCATTTAATCTTGCAGTAGCTGCAGGGGCAGGTAGTATGATTGGTAAGGTAACTGATCAACTGTTATCATTTGAAACTGGTGGATCGTTTGTAACAAAAGGTAGAACAACTTTGCCAATAGGTAATGGAGTGGTAGTAGGGGATAATGCAAGTGGTATGGAAAGAATAGATGTAACACCATTGCCAAGTCCTACAAGTAGTGGTAGTAACATAGTAGTAAACATCAATGCACCAGTTGTTGATGAATTTGTAGTAGATAGTATAATTCCTGCTATTAGACGAGCAGAAAAACTTAACTTATAAGGAGATAGAGAAGTGGAAGTAAATAAACAAACAAAACTAACATTAAGTCTTGAAACAATCATTAGTGGAGTCGTAACACTTGCAATGATTATTGGTATGTGGTTTACACTTCAAGCCGATATTGAAGAAGCTAAAAAGTTACCTGAACCACCAGTTAGTAGAACTGAATATGATTTAAAAGACCAAATGATTCGTAATTCAATTATGAATACTGAAGAAAAAGTAGAGAAGCTAGAAGAAAAAGTAGATGACATTAAAAAAGATACAAGAAGTATTAATGAAACTCTACTCAATATGAATAACAAATAGGATATGGATTATGAAAAATATGATAAATATGTGGCTATTGGTGCTTGGGTTGTTTACCTCATCGCTATATTCGCAATCAGTATCTTTGGATAATTTCCAAGATATTCAATTAATGAAAAATGAGTTCTGTGCTGTAATAGAAGTTAATGCAAATTGGAATTATCAAAACAAAGTAGCATTAGAAAAATTAGAAAGATGTTATATTGGCTATGTAGATATATCTAATAAAGATATTGGTGCAGTTATTCAAAAGGAATGGAACATTAAAGTTGTTCCTACTATAATTATTTTTGAATATGGAGTTGAAGTAAAGCGATTTGAAGCAGACCTAAGCATGAAATTTAGAGAAGATGAAATTTTAAATAATATAAGGCAGGAGATTATAAAATAATGTTTATTAACTCTAATTACTTATCTAAGTTATCTCCAACCATGACAGAAAATTGGTTGGTACAAATCTATAAGAACACTAATAGTAGTGTTGCTTATACTGATACACCTGATTTACGATTTAGTTTTTCAGAAACAGTATATGATGGGGAAAATTATTATCCTGCAATCTTGAATAAACCAAGCATATCTTATTCGCTTGATCTAAAAGGATTTACTACAAAGACAGGAAGTGTAACATTGAATCTAGCTAATATAGATTTAGATGGAACGACCTTATTAGAGTTATTAGGTTCGGATTTTATCAATGGCACAGTATCAATTTTATCTCAAATTGATAACGATGGTACTGCTGCCAATGCCTTACAAATATTTAGTGGTAGAATAAGTAGCTTTGGATATAGAGGAAATACGATTGTATTAAGTGTGGTATCTAATAGACCATTTCAGAATGTATCTATACCACAAGGCAAAACATCAGGTTCAGATAACGACCAATATAATAATAAAGTAATTCCATTAGTTTTTGGAGAATACACACCGAATACTAATTTTACTAATGGTCAAGATGTCTATGCTTGTCCATTCTTAAAGAATGATGGTAAGAATTTTATCTATGTAATACCTGAAAATACAAGTGGTTCACAAGCACATGATTTAGAATTTTATGATAAGGGTATGAAACGATTTATACCACTAACCGATACTAACACAAGTGTTGTAACAGTAGATGGTGCTAAAACATTATCTGTTCCCAAAGAAATGAAAAGAGTATTTAAGATGTTGCCTGATGAAATACCAGGTGGAGTAGTAAAACAAGAAGGTGGTGGAAGTGGAGTTATTGCAGTTACAGGAGATATTGAAAATTCTTTTGATGGTTCAACAGATACAGAGGTAGATGTAAATCATGCAACTAATTTTGCAGATGTAAGAGGGTTTACTATGAAACTTGCAATACCACAAGTTACTGGTAAGATTACTGCAATTACATTAGGGCTAGATGGAACATTAACACAAGCATATAGTAGTGGTAGTCCAGGTGTAGATGATGGATTATTTGTTAACTTAGCAACAGAACTATCAGGTGGATTTGGAAGCACAACACCAAGTAAAAATACAGCAATTATTGGGGCTTCTAATAATTATAACAGAACAACATCTATTGACTTGACAGCTAGTCATAGTGCAGTAGATATTTCAGGTTTATTAGAAAATGGTGCTTTACCTGATGAACTATTTTTAAGTTTTAGATGGGATACATTAGATGGAGATGTAGATTGTAATAGTTGGAATGTATCATTAGAAAATGTTTTCGTAACAGTAACTGCAGAAAACGATTTAGCAAATGAACCTATTGCATCGCAAGAATTTAATGCAGGGATAGAAAAAGTATATTTAGGTAGAGATATTACAACAGAAGGATTTACTGCATACTCATCAGTATCTGAATTAACTGATCTAGATAATCCAGTAGCGATCCATAGACAATTATTACATAGCATATTAAATGTAGCAGATAGTGATTCAGATGCAAAGATAGAAAATTCAGGATATAAGGCAGTAGCAGAACTACGAGATAGTACCTTAACAAGCCCAACATCTACTCATTGGAAAACAAGACTAGCATTAGATGAACCTGAAGCCCTAGAAGGGATTATGAATAAACTTCAATATGAAGGGTGTTTCTTTTTTGAATTTTCTGCCCAAGCAGGACAAACTTCTATTTCGGGGGTGAGTCCTTTACGATACTTTACGATTGCAGATAGTGTAACTGCAGCAGTTGATTTGAGTCAAATAGACATCAGTCAGTATGAACTTGGAATCACACCTATTAATGACTTGGAGACAAATATTGTAGTAAACTATAAACCACACCCAGCAGAAAATCAATATCTAAAACAAGATACTTATACATCTGCAGTAAGTGGTTCTGTTCATGGAACAATCTTTGATAATGCTTCACACCAAAAACAAGAAATGAATTTAGACTTTTTGTTTGATGCAGTAGATGATGTAAGTGGATCAAGAAACTCTAGTTGGATAAACTTTAGAAAGAGTTTATTTGGTGAATATAAAACCACAGTAAATGCAACATTAGTCAATCCTGAAAAGTATGCAATGCTACAAGTAGGTGATGCTATAGACTTTGGTGAAGAAACCTTTGGCGAAATAGGTAGTCCATTTGATGAAATATCAGATACCTTTGATAGCTTTATTGCTATGCCTACAAGACTATTCAAAGATGCTTGGTCAGGAAAGAAATTTATAATAACAAATTTAAAACGAACCTTAGGTAAGGTTACAATTCAAACGAGGGAAGTATAATGGCAAGTTATTTTATATACGATTCAATTAATCAATACAGAAGTGATAATACAGTTAGTGAAGGGCAAATGACAGATAGTGCAACACCTACTTTTTCTGCTACTTCCACTATTACTGATCACGAAAGAGCATCAGACCAAAACATAGGAACTATTATTAGTGCAGTAGTAGATAGAGATGCAATAGAATATGCAGTAGGATCGTCAGTAACTGCAAATGCTGCAGCAGTCTATTTTACTGGAGATGATAATGTATCAAGTGGAACTATTATGAACTTCTTTGTAGATACTGATAGAGCAAGTTTGCCTAACAAAGGAACAATAACTGCAGTAAGTGCAGCAGGGTGGGCAACAACAGATTTAACTGAAACTACTGGAACAAAGTTCTTTGTAGAATTTACAGGTGCAGTAACCAATGTATCAGAAGTTCTAATTGGTAGTAAACTATCATTTGAAGTAGAACCTGATGTCAATATCCAATCATCTATTGATTACGAGAACTCAATCCAAAGATCATTAGGTGGAGTTGAGTATGCCTTAA